ATCGTGTCAGGACCGTGCTGGAAGACAACCGTCCTTGAAACAAGATATTTTTGAGAATCAAACAAGCTTAGATTTTATTTAGAACAACGCACATGCAAAACAACCACAGAATACTCACCATCGGTTCCACCACCCTCACGCTCCGCGAATGGGCCAAGCGAGGAAAAGTTAGCTTCTACACCTTGAAGTGGCGTGTTGATCAGGGATGGCCGCCAGAGCGTTTATTTGAGCGCAGGAGCGCCGTAAAGGACGGCATGAAGGTTTGCTCTAAGTGCCAGGAAACAAAGCCCGTAGAGGCATTTTATGAGCGTTCTAGGGGTGGTTGGCTGGCAGAGTGCAAAGTCTGCTTTAAGTCTCGGTATAAACGCTAAGGAAGCGCACCTTGATTGGTATTGGTTGTCGTGCCACCAAGGGCTGCAGCGCCTCGTGACACAAAGGGTTGCATCGGTCCCATAAACTGAGGCCTCTTGGTAGCCAGATTAGTGAGCAGTTTTTGTGCAAGTGGGTTATACATACCTGCTGATGCTATAAGTGGTGCGCCTGTTGTTGCAACCTGAGCACCAAGATCAAGACCAGTCCTGACAATATCTCCGACTTGCTGACGCCCTGCAGTGCCACTGTCAGGCATGGTCGGACCCATTACCTTGAGTGCTGCTTGCGTCTCAGGCTGGAACATAGCGCGACCTGTTGCGAACGGCCTTTGGCCACCAACGGCTTTAACAGCACTTTGCATCTGGCTTGGTGAATAAACGCCTTCCTGAGCGCCGATGTAGGATGCTGCACGCTCAACGCGCAAATAACGCTTGAACGCATCATGCAAGGATCGTAATTCTTTGCCTACAGATGGGTTTTGATACGCCAACTCATTGCGCATGGCCTCTTGTATATCACGCAGGGCAAAGCCAACATCTTGCAGTACAGGGTCGCGCATATAAGCCTTAGCTTTATTACCTAGGCTCTTTTCAATCTCTCGGAATTCATTGCCATTGAGATGTTTTTTGCGTTGAAATGCTTGCAGAAAAGTTTTATCAAACTCATCAAAAATGATGCGCTGTTGACCGATAGTTTTGTCTCGGGCAATATCGGTAAAGCGCTCCATCATGTGATCGTAAGTTGACTTTTTAGTCTTGGGATCAATAACATTTTTGAAGTCAATTTTGCTAGCAACTTTGTCATAACCCGTGCCGATTGTTTCTTCAAGGAAATCAACCAACGAACGTCCTGCAGGCACATCCTTGCCGATTTGCACACCAATCGGATCTAACACTTTTTGAGCCATAGCACGATTAAAATCCTCATTGGTCGTTTGCAAACCTTTGCGGATCATTGAACCTGTCAATGGCAAGCTTGTAGCGGCCTGTTCAGCACGCTGCAAACCCTGTCCAACTAATGGCACATCGGATAGTAATTGCCCTGGCGTAAAGCGTGTCATGCCCATGTCTTGCAGCATTTTTAACTCAGGCGAGACATTAGGTTTTAGTCCTGCTTGCGCAAGCTTGCCAAATACACCACCAAGCACGCCACCCTGTAAGCCTTCCCTAGACTTTGATAAGAGCATGTCAAAGTAGTTATCCAGCGATGCTTTATCAGTGGTGGGCTGACCTATTGCTGTGCCAGCACCTTGTGCTGCCATCATTAAAGGCCTTGTAACTGGCAGGGCAAGTTGCGGCAGGGTTTCACCAACAGTTTCAGCAACCGACGCAGGAAAGCCTGCAATACCCTTCAAATACTGCGATGTGGCCTCTGTGGCCTCGGCTGGTGCATTGATACCAGCAAGCTGCAACAAGCCAGCACCGAGCCTCGCAGGAGCCTGCAAACCAGCACCAATCGTGGCTCCCACTTTAGCACCAGTCGTTACTGGCAAATACTTAGGTGCAGGGCCTGGCTCAGACCTGCGTGGCATAGCTGCAATATCAGCCTGGCGCCTATCCTCTTCAATCATCCAATCAGGCTTTTCACCCGTATCAACTTGGATTTTTTGGCGCTTTTCCTCGGCTTTTACCCAATCAGGCTTTTCCATGGCTATCCTTAAAACGCTTCAGGGTACTTACCAAACTTGCGCTTAAACGCTTCACGATAAGCAGGCTGCTTCCCATACTCAATATCACTAGCGCTGGGTGTGGGAAAAGCTTGTGGCAACGGCGTTGGTTTGCTCCCATCTCTAGGCTCGGCAGCAAGGATCTTTGGATCAAACTTCTTGGTGGATTCCCAGTGGGTTTGCACGCGATCAGCACGATCAACAAGGCGCTTGAAACCCTTTTCGATTTCGTCAACCAACTCTCTGCGCTGCTTGTTGGTCAACTTGATGTCTTGCAACTTACCGATGGACGCCTCAAGATTTTGCGCGTCAAGGTTTGAAGCGGCACCAGGCAGGCGTGGTATCTGGGTAATCAAACTCTTACTCAGTGCTGTCAAATTGCGCAGTGCCGTGTTCTCATCAGTGCCAAACAAAGCACCTACCGACGAAGCCAAGCCACCACTGAATGCACCGCTTGGGGCCTTTTGAATGATGTCCCTAAGCTGTGCGGTTTGCATCAATGCGTTGGAAGCTTTAACGGCCTCTTGCACGATAGGAACAACATTTTGTTTGTAATCAATCTTTTGTTGATCGGTTAGCTTGCCTTCTTGCTCTAATTGCAATCTCTGACGCCGGTCTTCAGCAGCATCTCTGGAAAGCTGTAATTGACCCTGAGCAATTTGTTGCGATCCTTGCGCTAAATTATATGTAAGTACACGCATGGTTTCTTGGAATGCGCGAGACTGCTGTTTATCCATAAGGCCGGTGGCCATATTCAACATCTGATTTGACAAGGTATTGGCCTTATCCTCATCAATCAGTCCTAACTTATACTGTTTGGCCAGCCTTTGAGCTTGCTGTTTGATTGCAGGGCCTTGATCGCCAACGCTGTCAGCCATCATGATCATGGCGTCAAATGGTGTGCTCTCATCACCCTTGAGATCTGACAGCATGCCCGACTTGCGCAACTGGGGAATCATGCCAACATAATCCTTAAGGGCGTTCATTGGATTTTCTGACTGGCGAACTAATTCCATAGCGGCATTCGGATTAAATTTGACTTCAGTCCGACCAGGAGCACCTTCCTCGCTAGGTAAGATGACTTCTTTGAACATATCCTGACCGAGCCTCTTCATGCGCTGCTGTCTTTGCTGCACATTGAGATCTTGTAAATATTTTGGATCGCCTGTAAGCCTGGCAAGCTGCTGGGCTACAACAGGGTCCATTAAAAACTCTTCGTCAGGTTTTGCTTGCCTGTAAAGGCTGCCCATCAAGTTACGCTTTTGCATCTCGCCACGCTGGCCTAGCTCTGCTGCAGCTAACTCTGCTTGAATCTGAGCCATCTCAATGTTTCGCTTACGCTCTGCTTCTTCAGCACCACTATAAGCACTTAAAACATTGCCAAGACTTTCACCGAAACGTCCAGATTTTGTCGGCTGTAAGAAGGCTTGCGCTACTGCTAAGTTGCGTGGATCAATGAACTGATTCCTTGCTTGCAAGGCTTCAAGCATCTTCGTTTGAGCGTCAATGTATTTCTGCCGTGAGGCTTGCATTGCCTCATCATCATCTGGCATTGGAACAAGCGCGGACAGAGGTGCTTGGGATGTTGGTTTAGCCATGATGTGCCTCAAACACTTCCTGATCCAGTTCCGGTAAGAACCGATCCACCGGCTGATTCATTATCATATAAACCCGCGTAAAAGTTCTCAATTACTTGTTGTTGCTCTGGCGTTAACTCGGCTTGCTCTGGCCCGCGGAATGAATTGATTAGGTCTGCTATGCCAGAAACGCCACCCTTGATTCCCGTTACAAGTGCTCCAAGCGATCCAATCTTTTGGAGAGTACTTGGGCCATAAGTGATATTTGCCATTGGCCCTTTGTATGCTTCTGTAACAGTTGTTGGGAACTGATAATTTCTAAGCAACGCAGCCACATTAGATGCCCTTGTTAATGGCGCATCAATCTTGGCTTGCTTATATGCCAAATCCTGCTCACCCAATCCTGTAAGTGCTTTCAAAACATTTTGGCCTGCTGTTGCTTCTGCAGCACCAATACCGCCTAATGCCGTCGCAGCACCAGATAAGTTTCGCTGTTGAGCTAATGCTGCATCCAAAGCACTTTGATATCCTTTTGATAGCAACTCTGCTTCTTGACGATTGGCTGCTGCACCATAGTCCGCTAAGGCCTGGCCGCCAAGGGTTCCAGCACGACTGCTTCCAAATTGACCGGAGCCAATACCAATAGATTTCAATCCTGGAAGGATGCTTCGTTGAAGATTGACATCCGATGCCTCGCGCATAGCATCAATGACATTTTTCTTGAATGGGTCATAAAACGCTTTAAGCGTGTCAGAAAAGACAGGATTGCCCGCAGCGTCATAACTGACCCCAATCGGCGCTGCTGCTAGTTTGCCTGCGGATGTAGCCGCATCTAAAGCCGTTTTGTATCGACTTAAGTCCCCAATGCCTGCTAATTGATTCGTGGCATAAGGCTTGCCTGTCGTAGGATCAATCCCACCAACTAAATTGGCGTAGTACTCAGGCCTGCTAGCAATAAGCTCTTCGCCAGAAAAAGGCGTAATAGAGGCTGGTGTTGTGATTTTCCCTTCAGCATCTTTAACTGCAGGCACTGCTGTGCCAAGTTGACTTTGGCCAACCTGTGCAAGATTGGTTAGGTAGTCAGTTAAATATTGAGGAGCCTGAGTTGCAGTAGTCCTTAACGTATTAACGTCAACCGGGGGTTGCCCCTCAAACAAATCAGCCATGATTATTTGCCTTTCCTAATATAGTCTAGCGGAGACTTGTGCGCCGGAGGTGGGAGGTCTTTTGGCCCAGTTGATCGCGCCCTCTTCCTAATTGCATACATCATTTCATACAGCTTATCAGTGCCAGCTTTAGTTGATCCATTGCCTAAGGCAGCAACTACATCTGCTGGCAAAACAAACTCTGAATCAGCAAGCCATGCCGGAATATCATCTGATTGACCATCACCTTCCCCTGCTACATGCTTGCCATGCTTGAAGTCTTCACGGCCAAGGTATCCTCCTCGGTTCATGAATTGAACATTCATGGTTTGTAATGGGGCTACATAGCCGCCTTGAGCATAATTCCTGTCTTTTTCACTTTCTGCAGATTCGTCTTTTTTGCCGAGGATTTCATCAATTGACTTTTCTTCACCATAAGTAAATGATGGCTCTTGTTGCACTTGGGGCATTTGCATGCCCAGTCGCTGTGCCATAACAGCAAGTAGTGCCGGATCAATTTGATTCATCTGCTCAACTTGCTGAGATAACGCTGCAAGCGGATCTTTTAATCGTGGATCACCAGAAGATTCCAACATAGCTCCTTTTAACCTCCCTAGATCTTCAATGACTGGCACCTGAATTGGCGGCTTTGTGACTGGTTTCGGTTGAACAATAGGCTTTTTAACGGTTGGTTTGGTCGTCGTTGTTTTTACATCGGGACTTTGAACCGTTAGGCTAGCCTTAAGATCAGCAGGCAAGAGATCAAATGACGTGAACTTCGTATCTACAATCAGACCTGACTTATTGTCAACAACCTGAATGACAACTTCACCGCTACCTGCATCAAATGCTGTATTTGTCGTTGTGTTTGTGTTTGTGTTAACCGTCGTGTTTGTTGTTATGTTTGTATTTGCATTGACTGTCGTAGTGCTCGTGATATTTTGACTGGTCGTTACTTGAGTCGTAATGTTTGTGTTGGGATTTACTGAAAGTTTTACCGTCTCATTAGTCGTAGGATTGGTTGTAACTGTCGTTGTGATACCTGTATTAGGGTCAGTAGTCGTCTGAGCATTCGTTAGCGTGTTTGTTATTGCGGTATCAGTTTTTATAAGACTTGTAACTTGACCGAGCGTGACATTGGTTCCATCAAGCGTCGTGCCAATCACTGTTGATGCTGGAAGACTTTGGCCGTTGCCCGTAATTGAAGCGCCAAGTGCATTGCCTAGTGTTATTTCGTTGCCTGTATCCGTTCTTCCTACCACTGTAGATAAGCTGTCAAGCTGTATGCCCTGACTCTCAATCGCATCAGACATTTGACTGATGGCAAGGTTGCCAACAAGGGTGTTTGCAGTATTAACCGCAGCATCACTTCCCATGACGTTTGATAAGTCATTGGCTAGTGTTTGGCCAGCAGCGCCTAGATTTTCTGCATTTACAAGATTGCCTACAAGTGAAGTGGCGCGATCATCGCCATAAAGGGTTTGTATGTTCCCAATTGCTCTGTCGACAGCAGCAGGGTCAGCACCTAAACCCGAGCCAATAAAGGTTGATTGCGCATCTAAAGTATCAAGTTTTGTTGCTTGCATGCTGCCGCTTGTTGGGCCGCCATACAAACCGCCACCAATCACATTCACAAGAAAGTTTTTAGCGTCTACTTTATCCCGTAGCGCCATGTCAACAGCAGCGGAAATAGATCCTTCTTCGATCATTTCCTGCATAGACTCTTTGGCTGTTGTTTTACCTACTTGCTTTGTCGCCCCTAAAGCGCCTTCAGTCACCTCATCTGCTGTACTACCTGCAACTTTACCCACCACCTTACCAAGACCCATGGCAGCACCAGCAAGTGCCACCGTAGTGCCTGCAGCCACGCCAGCGGCTTTTTGTGCGGCATCATGTGCCGTTTCTTTAGATGCTCCGGCTTTGATTTGTTTATCGTATTCCGTGTTGTAAGCAGCCCCGCCATTTTCTGTGGCAGAGGATATGAGTTCTTTCGTCCAAAATCCTACAGGCAAGAACTTTAGTGCTCCAATTTGCAATATTTCTTCTACAATTTCTGAGCCAACTGTTGCTCCAAATGCTTTTGGATTTCGGTAAATTGTTGAAAAAAGATTGCCTGTATTTGTTGCGGCTTCTTGGAAATTTGATGACCCCGCTAGCTTGTCGATAGCGCTATCAATCTGTCTTTTCCCCAGAGTGATGTCTGCTCCCTCAGCCGCAGTTGCAGCGTTGGCTAGTTGATTAGCCTTGTTGATAGCCGCAGCACCTGCATTTGTAAAGCCTAAAGCATTGAGTGCGCCGCCAATCGTATTAGCGCCAAAACTCGCAACGCCTTGTGCAGCAACACTACCCAAGACTGAATCAACCCTTGGTATTTCAGACAGCACCGGCCCTTTGGTCGATGGCAACTCTTTGCCTGTGCTATTAACTGACGAAGGCTTTATGAGCGTTCCGCTCTTTCCTTCTGACACTAAAGCATTAACAGCCTGCACATATTTGGCATAGTCCTCTGCGCTTGTGCCACCGCCTGCTTGTATAAATGCCGCACGGTTGTGCATACCATTGGGCGCAACATAAGGAGTGCCTAATGATGCAGTTGCCGTATCAGATGGCTTGGTAACAACTGGCAAACTGGACTTGCCTGCAATCTCTGCTTTGATTTCAGATAAGTTTGCAGCTCGTTCTTGAGCCTGAGTGACTATGCTATTAATTTGCGCATTTGTGTAGCCAGCCGCTGTTAGTGCGTTTCTTAGCTGTTCTTCAGTGCCTTTGCCGGATATGAAATTGCTGTATGCAGGCTGAACGCTGCGATCAAGTACGCTTGCAGCACGTTCTTGAGCCAGTTCGCCAGCAGTAAGTTTTCCACCTTCAATGATGGCATTAACACGAGCAACTTCATTTTTTATTTGAGCATCTGTGTAACCTGCCAACATCATTGCACTTCGCAGTTGATCGACCGTTCCTGAACCGTTAACCGCATCATAAAAAGCGCCTTGAACGGCTAACTTGTTCTCTAATTTGCTTGCATTAGCTGCATCTCGTTCATTAAGCAACGCATTGGCACGATCAGATGAGAACCCTGCCATAACCATTTCTTGCAGTGCGGTGTCTCTTGCAAGTGCTGGACCACCAAACTCTGGATCAATCTGTGAGTAGCGAGCCAAAACATCAGCGCCGACTCGAGACATTTCAATCTCTTTATCAGCGTTTTGCGCTACTAGCTCTGCTCGGTTTGCGTCCATACCAAAACGCTGCAACTGCCTTACAAGTCCTTCACGACTCAAATCACTGCCCGAGCTAAAGTAATCCGACAAGGCCTGATTGACCCCCGCAGTTCGCTGTTGAAAAGCAATTAGCTCATCTTCGGTGGGATTAGGAGAAAGAGCACTAAGTCCAAGTGGAGAGGCATTCGCATCAAGAAATGCTGCACGATCTTGCGGTGACTGCGGTTTAATACCAGTGCCAAGGAGATTGCTTTGTAAACCCAATTGGAACAACGAAGTCAATGCACCTAATTCATTGCCTTGAATGGCTTTTACGCCTGCATTAACTAATTTTGCAGCCGTTGCTTTATCCAGGCCTGTTTCTGCTGCTAAAGCATCGGTAGCAAAGCTAGTACCAACACTTGTTGCTAATGCCGCAGGATCAAGCTTTCCTGTTGTGATTAATTGCGTGACAGCGTTTTTCCCAGCAGCAGCTAATTCTGCAGGTAGCAGAGAGCTAACTTGCGCACCCGCAAAACCTGCTCCTGCACTTAGCACTGCCCCTTTTAATGCGTCAATAGGATCTGCGCCTGCCGCAACTTGAAGGCCAAAGTTCAACACACCTGAGCCTAAAGCGCCCGCAGCAGCACCTGTAGCTCCTAAAGCACTTCCAATGGCTGATCCAACCCCCGGCAATGCCAAGCCAAGAATCAAACCAGTTACGGGATTGGTTAAAAAGCCCTTTAACAACCCAGGACTTTTAACGCCAATTTCTTGCGTTATTTTTCCTGTTACTGGATCAAGTATGTCATAGCGGGTTTGTTTTGAACCTAAGCCAGATTGATCATCTGATAAGCGAACTAAATTGCCGCCCTCATAAGCAACCGTATAGTCTTTGCCACCAATATTTACAGTATTGAAAGCGGTTATAGGAGAACCTTCGCCTTCAATGGTATATCGCGCATCTTCTATTGCTCTTTGTGCGGGGGTCAGTGCTGCGCGACGATCTTGCTCTGCTTGCCAAGCTGCTAGTTGTTGCGCGGCAGATTCAAAAGTGCCTGTATCTTCACCGCCACCCTGATAAACAGTGCGATCTGTGAATGTTGGAATTTGTACGCCTCGATAATATCCCGCAGCATCTTGTGACCTTACCGCATCAATAGCATTAGAAGAAACGCCTTGATCGCCCGATGTTTGCTGTTGAATTGCTGCACGATACTGCTCAAGGTTAGCCGTAGGAATACCAAATATCCTAGCCATATCAGCATCTGAGAGCTTATTGGCTAGCTGGAAATCACTTGCTTGTTTGAATGTGATCGGCGTTGTTGAGGTTTGAGCCGCCTCACGCCAAGCCCTTTCTTGCGGAGAAAATTTCAACTCATTGTTTAAGGCCGCTGTTGTTGCGTCACTTAAGCCAAGGGCTACTGCCGCCTGATAAGCGTCTAACTTATTAGCGGTCGCAAAATTTGCTAGGTCTTGTATGGTTTGCGGATTGTCTTTGTTGAATTGCGTTGTGTATGTGTCATAAGCCTGTCTGACATCTCGCTGTTCCGGCGTAAATCTGAATGTTGCCAGTTCACTAGGCGCAAAGCCCAACAAGTCTTTGGCTTGTTGCATGCTTATGTTTTTCTGGTCGAGGTAGTCGCCAAGTTTTTGATAAGTTAATGGGTTGTCTTTGTTGAACCCGCTTGCAAAAGTCGCAAAGTCATTTTGTATTGCCTTTTCTTGCAGCGCTTTTGTAGTGTCTCCTGCCTCTATCCCTAATAGGCTTTTCAAGCCAGTTACTGGGTCTAGCTTGGCATCCTTAAGTGTTGATGCAAATGTTCCTAAGTTATCTTTGACAGTCTGTGTAAATTGCTGCGGTGTCTGGCCAAAGAACTTAGCTACGTTATCAACTGAAACACCTTGTTGTAGTGCTGCGGTTAACGCATCTGTGTATGACAGCGTTGATTTAGTTGCATCATTTGGATCTGTTTTTATGAAACTAGCAACGGCTTGCCGATCTTTTTCATACTGTAAATCGGATGCTTTTAAGTTAGGAAACTGTGCTGACAACTCTTTGACAACCGTTGTAAGCGGGAGATTGTTTTGCTCTGCGTAATCAAGAACTTTTGATATGTCTAAGACTTGATATTGCTGCCCGTCTATAGTTTTTGGCGTGACATACGAAGTAAAGTTATCAGTGATGCTACCCGTAGGAGCAAGAGTTTTACCTGCTATGTAATCAGCAGCTTCGCGTGAGCCAGTTATATTCCAAAGCTGTGCTTTGACTTCTTGTTCTGTTGCTCCTGATGCTCTAAACGAATTGACTTGCTGCTGAAGTTGGCCAAGTTGACTGTCCCAGTAAGCTGTGTCAAGCGTTGCGTCGTAAAAATGTGGCCGTGAATCGTATGTGGCTGTTTGACCCGCTAGTGATTGACCCGCTAGTGATTGGCTAGTATCTATGGTTGATCTGCCAGCATCAATTGATGGTTTCTCAAACGTATCTGGAGCCTTTTGATCTAAAAACTTGTTGACATCAGCCAAACTGGACCTTGTTGCCGATGCAATTTCTTCTCGCGTGCCTATACCAGACTGATTGATTGCTAGTGCTCTTTGATAATCATCTAGATTTGGATTGTTAAGTACGCCCTGTATGAACGTGTTTATATTGGTATCACGGGCCTGTTGCGCTTCCCACTGTGCATTAAGCGCTGCTGTACGAAGGTCTTCTGGTGATGGCCCGGTAAATACACTTGATAATGGACTGTTATCAACAAACGATGTATCGCTTAATGCCGTGTCTACAACATTAGATAAAGCACCACCACCTGATGGCGCATCACCCACGCTGGATAAAGGCGATGAATCTCCCGAAGGACCAAGATACGATGAAACTACGTCAGGATCATAACCTGTAGCGGCTGCTATGTCTGCCTGACTAACGCCATACTGCGCTGCAGCATCATTGATAGTTGCCGCCTTATCCGCATCCGAGCCTTCTCCCGCCAATACATTAGAAATATATGCTGCAATATCTTCGTATGAGACAGCCATAACTAATTTGTCCTCGGGTTTACAGCACCAACGACAGCCATCGCCCACTCTTGCCAGTCGTCAAACTGATAAGGCTCAGGGATGGCTTCGTTGGCAAACACATCAATTGCTTTGAGTCCAGCAGCCCAAGACTGCCACTCAATGTCAAGAATAGGCACTTGCAATTGATTTGAAGCATAAAGCTCACACATGAGCGAGGCCCAAGACTCAAAAGTGTGATACCGAGGATCATAGATCAGCGCAACGCTCATGTTGAATATCCTCGAACGTCTCCGGTATCTGCACCAACCATGATCTTGCCTGTTACGTAGTCGCCTCCTGCTACGTTAGACACAAACTTCAAACGCAAGATTCGCCGCTGCTCTTTCATATCCACCTTGCCCGTTGTGGGCGAGAACGTATACGGTCCCGTCACCTGGTCAACTTCATCGGCATAAGGGCGACCCACCACGTAAAGGTCAATGTCACCACTTTGAACAAAGTTCGGCTCAACGCGCTCAATCCGCGTCCATTTGTTTTCACCGACAGGCGAAAAGGTTGCAGGTCCTCCAGCCACCACACCTAGGTCTGAAGTCGTGAAATAAGATTCAATAGCCAGTACCGTCGTGCCTTTGATGAGGTCTTTACCGATCTCATGTTCCCACAACGAAACTTGCTGCATCAGGGTGTCAACCGTTATTTCAAAATCAATGCCCACACCATCAAGTGTTGCGGTTAACGTATCACCCACGACATAGCCACTGCCACGATCGTTTATCGTGATTTGGGCTGCCTTACCATTGATCACTACAACTGTTGCTGTGGCACCTGATCCTGTGCCTCCTGTGAGGGTTTGATAGGCATAAGTTCCATCTGCATAACCTGAACCGGCATCGCTGATGCTCACCAGGTTAATAGCATCGGCTGTATTGACTTCGTAGCCTGCCTGTATAGGGAATCGGAATACCTGACTGAAATAACCTGCCGAGCGTTGTGACCCCAAGGCTTCGCCTGTGTCATACCAAGTGTTATCGCGAATGTTGTAAATCACCGCATCCGTACATTCGGTAGCATCACCCCGAGGATAAAACCACCAAACCTCGCCAAAGCGCGGCACTTTAGTCGCCCAAACTTTCTGGCGTTGATTGTAATTTAGATTGTCAAAGAAATGATTCTGATTGAACGTATTGGGAATCTCTTTTGTAACCCCATTGTATAACAGGAACCGATCAACACCCGTCCAGTAATAAATACCGTCATACTCAATCACTGCTGATGACGAAAGAAATGATGACTGACTCGTAATGATGTCGTAACGCCAGTAAGTCGTAGCAGCAAAATTACCCGTTCCTGCAATCCCTAATGATTGGGGAGCATAAGACACTCGCACTAGGCTATCTAATGACCAAAAAAGACCGCTCGGTGAATTGGAACCACCGCGCACCGGCAAACCTTGCAGGATCTTCCCTGTGGCTGCATTGACCCGATTAGCGTCTGCTGAGACCCAATCATCAATGTCTCCGGCAGAGCAATTCCAAATCAACCCGTCATTGCCGTAAACAAATACATAAGGGTGCAGCGCAACCACACCGCCTGAGATAGATACTTCATTATCAAACGTCAATGACGTTGTACTTGAAGCCGTTGCCGCTTGGCTTAATGTCACTGTGGTAGCCACGACAGATACCACTGTAGTGCCAGCAGGGATGCCGTAACCTTTAACAACTTGCCCTGCTGCAATCTTCAGATCTAACGCTGCAAGTGTTACCGTGGTTGAGGCGTTTGTGACAACACAATTATCAATCGCAAAGAGTCCTGCAGCCCATAAGGTTGTGCCTGTTAATGGACCACACAAAAGCCTGGTATTGGTTTCATTGTCAATATCTTGAAGATCTTGAGATGGATGAGCAAGCAGTAAATTGGTTTGATAACCAATCGTATCGGTGAACGTGTCAAACTGCCATGAGTTTAGATCCGAAGCTATAAAAGGCGAGTCAATCGTTGCAACCTGCAAGACAAGACCTGAACCAGTGCCACCAATATTCGTGTTAGCCGTGGTCAGCAAATCGCCTGCAACATAACGAATGCCAGGACCTGTAATCGTTGCTGCTGAAATAACACCAGCAGCCACTGTTATCGTGGCACGCGCTGCAATACCTGTACCCGAAGTGGTATAGCTCAAAGGCACATTCGTATAAGTGCCGTTTGTGTATGCAGACCCAGGATTAACAATAGAAAGCGTTGCAATCGGACCGCCGAAATTGTAGTCCTGAATGCCTGAGCCAACACCGTTATTATCAATTGGCACAACCTGAAGACCATCGCTGTAACCGCTGTAGACATTGTTGTAGAGGCTCCTAACCACTACAAAAACACCGCGTGAGGGTCCGGCAAGACTGTTTACGATTTCACGATAGCCGCCCATCTTACGAGGCCGTGCAAGATCACCGCCGAACTTCTGAAAACGCACCCACCTTCCATCGGTATAGAACTCTTTGTCAAAAATAGTACCGTCCCGCTGAATGCCGGGTCGGGTGTCTAGTGAAAAAACCTTTTTAGTCACTAGAAGGTGCCCCCTGCTACACCGCCTGAGAAGGTTCCTGTACCAGTGATTGTGAGTCCTGTAGAACTTAAATTAAGGCGTTGCGTCCCAAGTCCTGTTGCTGGGTCAAGCACTGAGATACCAAAGTTGTTTGCACCAGGCCTATAAATACCTGTACTTGTTTCTGAACTAAAGTAAAGCGATGGACTTGCCGCCGTTCCGTTAACAATGCCAAATGATGTTCCGCCAGCCTGCGTGGTATTGGCATTGAGCACGTTGGTGCCATCACAAAACAATGAGGCTTGGCCATTCTGCGGAACGGTTGCAGTAGCACCACCCACAACATTAGTTGTAAGCGTAACCGTAAACGCATTGGTTGTTTGATTGCTTACAACATAAAAGTTAACGACTGGCGGGATGACAATATCAACATTGCCAACTAAGGCTCCATTGATAATCATCAGTGTGTTTGATGCTTCCGTTGCTGTTAGTGTTACGGTTCCCGTTGTTACGGTTTTTGTCAGCACGCCAAATTCAAAGAGCGTACTGACTCCATACCCAACGGTCACAAAATTAGTTCCCGTACAAACAATAATTGCAGACTCATCAGGCTGGAATGCTTTGGTTAATGAGCCGTCAATGGTTTGCGATCCGGCCCCATCAACTGTTAATGTGCCAGTTCCTGCATTCTTAATAAGCATGAACCAGTTATTACCGACACTGGTTGCAGAGGGCAGTGTCACTGTTGTTGCGCCGCCTGTCCACACATAGGCCTTGGCACGATCGCCATCAACAAATGATTGGGCTGCAATAACTGATTCAACGGGATGGCTTTGATTAAGCGTTAACCCTGAAGCCAGAAGACCTGAACCAGCAAGCGTTGCCGCATCAGCACTTGAAGTACCGGCGCCAAATTCAAAGTTTGACCATGTTCCTGCTTCCGTATTGTTATTGGTTAGGTAGATATATTTTGCTTCACCAGATGCTATTGCTACGATCGTGGCCGTGCCGTCATAAGTCTTAACAGTAAAGGTATTAGCACCCGTGTTTTTAATGAGTGCATCCTGACCTACCGAAACTTGATCGGCAGCAGGCATACGCAACTCAAGGCCAGCACTGGAGGCTGACACATCCATGATGCGCGCAGCAGGCGTGTCGGTACTGAGATTGCCGTTGATGGGCCACACTAACTGCAAGTTGGCAGTTAGCGTAATTGATTCATAAGAAACGTCGGTCGGGAGTACGACATCTCCCTGGAAGGGGCTGGTATAGCTCATAATTAACTATCCGCGGCAATGGCCTGGCGATCCGCGATACGCAGCTTATCTTCAGCCATAAGGGTTTGTATGATGGCGTCATACTGCGCCTGCCACACGGGTGTGCGCTCATCGTTCTTCAAGAACGGCATGGCTTGTAAGAGCGAGCCATAAAGCAGTGCTTGAGGCGCGTAAACGGTAAACCAGTTGGTTTGATTGCTGGAATCTAGTGGCGCAACACGCTCGTAATAAAGCACTTCAAAGTTGTAGGCGATCGTTGGTGTCGGAGCTACAAACCAGTGCGTGTAATCGTAATCACAGTAAAACTTAGGTATATCCGTTTGAGTCGGATCAGGCCAATACTCACGCAGGTATTCATACTTGCGTAGCAGGACAGGGTAACGCTTACCTGCCACCGTGATGTTCATGGAAACTGTCTTGTGCCACCGCGCAGGCTTGTCAATCACGGGATTGGCAGCATTCATCGTGCTGTTTTGCACAGTCAGGTTGCCCAAAAACTTGATTTGGCTGGCAATAACTTGCTCGGCAAGTCCGATGAAGGTGGGAATACGGGCAACGGTCTCGGCGTCGTTACGCTCCAAATACTGCTGGATGTCCGTTACCAAGTTGTCATAGGTCATTGCATAGGCCATTACCACACCTTCTTCTTAATCGATTCGGGCTGGGGCACAAATTGCTTGCCTTGCCGCATGCCTTCACGCTTGGCTCGTGTCGTTGCCGCGTATTCAGAAGGTGTAAGCTTCTCTCGTGCCGCTTTTGGCAAGTAACGCTCGCCAGTCGCCTTAGGTCCTTGAGTGCTGGGTTTACCACTGCGCGTGCCCCAGTCCTCTTTAGTCCATTTTGAGAGCGAATTATCCGCTTTTTTAGGCCCTTTGTAACCCCCACCCGAGGCTTTGTATTTCTGAGTAGCTAGCTGTGCCTTACGGGCGCTCCACTGGCCTGGGTTGCCCCCTTTGCCGGAAGCTTTCACGGATGCAACGATGCGCTTCCACTTGGCCGGATCTGATTTGGTTGCTGATGTCATCAATCACCTCTCAGGTAAAGCGATTTTTCAGCGTTACGGCGACGAACCAGGCCTGGCAATACCTTGCCACCACCCATGGTCCATACCATGAAAGCCTCGGCAGCACCGCTAAAGTCGGCGCGGTTGTTTTTCATTCTTATCGTAGACCGCTGATAATTCCCGACTCCAGCGTTGAACGCAAAACTGACCACAGCGTCGAAGCTTGACTGACGGCCAGCAAGATTAGGAGACATTCGCAGTACACCGCGCTCAAAACGGACGAGATCATCCTCAAAAAGGCGATCAATCTCCTCCTGCGACCAAGTGCGATTATCCTGGGCTGCGAGCGGGTAGTCCTTGCGAAGAATGCCGGTATAGCCATCTTTCCTTAATACGGGTAGTTTGATCTGATCTTGATACAAAACATGGCCATAACCGATGGTCCAGATGTGAGCAGGGCATAAGTAAGGTTTAAGACTCTTACCCTCAAAGCGGTGCATCAAGTCAATGCCAGCCTGCCCTGTTTTCATTTTTTCTGCCAGCTACGCGATCCGAACCAAAAGCCAATGATGCCGCCAAGCATCGCCATTTCATCATCGGAAAAGATGATCGTACTGACACGAACCAGGTCATCAATGTTTTGCACAAGATGCGGGTGCTGCCAAACGTAATAAGCAAGCACACCGTTGATTGCGATGAGTTCTAAGATGAGCAAGTAAGTGACGTTCGGACGCACCGTGCCAATGTAGTTCACCACCCACTTGCTGGATTTCTCAATGATCTGCTTGTCATGGTCCAACGCCGCCACAGTCATCTGAGCATCCGTCTGCATGGCAATCTGATCAGTGCGAATCTCTTCCACGCGTTGCTGGGCAATGTAGCCCTCTTTGGCCAGTGCAAGCTCACGCTCTGACTGCATCCTGGCAAGCTCAAGCTCATGAGCCTGATCAGCTTTGTTTTGGAAGTAATCAAGCAATTTGGGCAGGCCAGAGATCAGCAGGCCGCCAAGTGTTGAGAGGAGTGAAAGCATGATTACCCCTTCGCCGTTACGATGTCGGCACCTTTCTTAACCGTCACCTTGCTGCCTTCAACATCAACCTGCATGGGTGGCTCGGCACGGTCCAGCTTGTCCAAACGTGTGATGAGATCCTTGATGACTTCAAACTCAGGCTTTTCCTGCTTGGGCGCAGTGCCTGCGATCCCATTCAGCATTTGAATAAGTGCAGTAAGTGAAGCACCAAGAAGACCCATAACAGCAGCAATTTTTTCGCCTTCTAAAAAGAGGGACGCACCGACACCCACGAGCACAATCAGGAAGATGTAAAGCAGCCCATCTTCACCAATCGCTTTACCAGCAACTTCTTTGGCAGAGTCTTGAGCCTTTAGCTCTTCAAGCCGAATCTTAGCCTGCGCTTTGAGTACGGCTAGCTCGTGGGTTTTATCGTCCATCAGATACCTAGCAGCTTCTTAACGAACATGGCCGCGACTCCAGGCCCAAGCAGGACGGCAGCAATCGTGATGTACAGCAACCACTCAATACGCTGCATACGCCTTGAGCCGTCATCAAAGCGCTTCTCGATGTTTTCATACCTAGTCGCACAAATTGCTTCGTGTACCGATAAGCGCTTATCAAGATCGTCAGACATTCTGCGCCTCGGGCTTGGACTCCTGTGGCTGAGGTACGGGGAGTTGCGGTACGGTCTGCTCACGGATCTTTTCGATCAAAGCACTGACTTGCACAAAAGGCAGATTAC